ATTCACCCGTTCCTTCAAAGTCATTTACTATGTCGGTAGGTGCATTTACTATGGCTTCATCTACGCAGTACAGCGCAGCGTTCAAAGCTTTGATGTGTATATCAACTAGGTTGCCTTCTTGCTTTTCGCCTTCAACTATATCAAAATAGTTCGAGTACAGTTGCCATGCTTTGTCTTTTGCTTTCATTGTTTAGCTTATTGATTAGTTCAATTACTTGTTCTTTGTTATAGTAGTGCTGCATCGAATTGCGCACATGGTCTTTGAGTTGATCGGTAGTCATGGTTTATAGAATAGTTCAAAGTAAACATCTCCACACGGTGCGTTATAGTGATAGCCGTCTATTTTCATACCTGCATTATACGCATCTTCGATTTGTTTACGAAAGATTTTCTTTGCGGCTTTTAATGCTGTAAATGCATCCCTGCCTTCAATAGTATACGAGCCAATATAACCAGTATCTCCGTAAATTTCTTTGAATAAAAATTCAACTGCTGATTCTTCTTTCATTAGTAGTCGCCTTTAAAGTGATTGAAAAAGTATGCGGGTATTTCGCTGTGCTTTAGCTTCATGCTTACTGCCTTACCACCTGTTGCATTGATTTGATTAGCTACATCGTCCATGCTCTTATTCGTACCACCCCAGTTGGATTGATTGTAGAACATGTAGGTGTTAGTGGTGTATGCAATCTTTGCATAATCCATGCGAGTTGATGGGTCAAGCAGTACCACCATTGCGTAATCTTGCGAGTAGTTACGTAGCACATCCAAACCACCTGCGCTAAATCCTATGAGTGCGGTTGTCTTTGGATCTACGTTTGCGATACTGGATAGCTTAGTACCGTATGGTGCTATGTGTATTTCATAGCGCGACCACATCCATGCAGGTATCTGTTTTTCCATCCATGCCGGGGTTGCATAGTGCATGCCCCCCCAAATGATTAATGTGCAAAGTGCGTTCATTTGTCATCTTCGTTATAAAAAACCATTAAATGAATTATTAATCCAACATTTAATATACCCCATATCATTAGCAAACTCAATCTAGCGCTGTTAGACCATTTTGTAATATCGGTTTCTAATGTAATAAATAAAGCACATAGATATGCAAGTACTGCGGTTGCTACTAAGTAAATCAGTATTTTAATTTCCTTACTCATAGTGCTAAGGTATTAAGATATTCACGCCACATCGGTACACGCTCCTGAAGCTTTGCGATTGCATCAACATCAAACTCCACAACCTTTTCGTGTATGCGCTCCTGTACTGGTATATCGTATGTCCATTCGCTAAGGTCGGTTTCAAGGTTAGCACTTGGATTTTCATTCAAGTAAGTAGGCATGTCATAAATCATATTCTTTTCTATGCGCTGTGCCTTCTTAATGAATTCAGGGTTGCTCTGTGGATCAATAAGATTCATGCGTAATGATAGGCGGTACTTTTCAGTATCTATCATTTGACTTGGTGCGTTAACAAGCACAAAGCAAAACGTAGCCTTTGGCGCACCTGTTAACCAACAGTATGCTTGACCTTGCCAATAGTAGTCTTTGCTAATCTCGTTAAGCTTTGCATCCATAAAGGTGTGAATATCCCAACTGCTTTTGATATCCGGGACGTTCACCACTACGCCACCATCTTTGATAAGCAAATCAGGTGTACCTGTGATGTAGTCATTCTTGAAATTAATTTCGTTTTTGAATACAATTGCGCCACGTTCCCTGCGCCACAGGTCTATCGCGTCATTCTCAACCGCTACACCTTTCTCAATATACTTGTTACTTATCTCTTTGTAACGCTTGTACTTTTGTTGGATGTAGATTTCAAGCAGTGCGCTTTTGCAGGTTTCTGATAGTCCTGATTTCGTACGTGCATCAGTCATTAGCTTACCTAGCTGCGATGCTCTGAATAAAGTTTGTTCCATTGTGTTTTGTTATTGATGCTGCTAAGATATTACAACAGTCCGCTAAGTTCTTGCTTTTTAACATTTACTAACGGTTCAATCTGTGCGTAGAATTCTTGCGGGCATGCTTGCAAGATGATGTCGCAGTCATCTAAGCTTTGCGCTTTCTCGATTAACTCAAGCATGTACTGCACATCTTTGTTCGATGCGTTAAGGCTGCCCTTCAACTTGAATGGCTTGTACACATCCACGTTGTTACGGTTAAGGTCACGGCCTAACAACTTGCCAAATGACAATGCAGCGTTTTTGAGGCACTCTGTTTTGAGTTTAGGAAACGCGAGGTCTAAAGCATTAGGTTTTTTATTATCTGCGTTTAATGCCCATCTATTGCGTTCTATGTTGTCAAGGTTCTGTGGTGCGCGGTCAACCATGATCACGATGGATGCTGCACCTGTGCGGCGTAACTCATACCCGGTTATCGGATGGATTACTACAAGGTCAAGGCTACCCACTACCTCGTTAGCCATACGCTCCCATTTAAAATTCTCAGTGCGCCAATGACCAAAGAACATTTCATCTAAGGTGGTTTCTACGTGTGATATCACAAGGGTTTTTGCCTTACCATCAGGGGTCTTTTCAATACCCAGTTCATCGGGTTTGACATTAAGCATCTGCTGAAACTTCTGCAATGCTTCTAGATTGTCTTTGTGAAAACTGTTCATGTTGTTATTGATTATAGATTAATACTTAGCAAGGCAATCATTCAACTCTTGACAGTAAGAAAGGATTGCGAAGATTACGATGATGGCTACAACGTAGCGAAGGATAGTAGATGTTGTTTTCATGTGTGTTGTTTTTAATTGATGCACAAATGTACTGTAATTAATTACAGTTACCGCTGTTAAAAATTGTTAAAATTTCTTTTCCGATTTATACTAATGATGATAAGCAACGGAATTAAGATGTAACGACAGGCACTAATGTAGCCCCAAACATTGATAAAGCTTGTAGCACTTTATCCATTCTGCACGTTTCTTTACCTTGTTCAACTTCTCTCACAAATCGCAATCCAAGACCAGAACGGTCTGCAAATTCTATTTGTGTCATCTTTAATTGCTTTCGCTTTTCTTTTATGAATTTACCAACTTGATAATCTGCATATCGTAATTGTTTTTCCGTTGGTATTACTTTATTAAACAGTGGTGCATTTCTGTTTTTAAATTCACGAATCCAATAACCTTCACGGCTTCTTAAATCATTCACGTTTCTTTCTAAAATTTTCACTACTGGTTCACAACTTAAATCATGAATCCATTTTTGCAATTCAGGATTATGTGAATTTTTAAGATGTTGATATGAGCGTGAGATTCCTTTTTCAGACATTCCAACATAATAAGTTAAACCATCATGTGGTGATTCAAGTGCATAAACTATATTTTTCATTTTTATATCATATTTGTTACAAATATAAATAAAACTAAAAAATAAAACAAATACGCTATAAAATTAAGCCCACGAATAGCTGCCGTAGTTCGGAAACAACTCGAAGTACATACGCATCATTATGGCATCAGCGTAGTCAGGACTCTTGCCATGCATGCGGGCTATTTCATCTTTGCTAATTACTGCGAGTTTGCCATCGGCTTCGGGTTGCCTGCGGCGTATCATATCCAGTTCTTGCACTATCACATCCCGGAACTGATTCACTTTGAAAATTACTTTGTTCTGCTCAATCAATTCTGCTAACTTGAAATAGCATTCAGCCTTTTGGTTAGTGAACTTATCCGATTGCTTAGCACGCCCACCATTAAGGAACCCCCTGCAACGGAGCGCATCAACCGCACCCCCTCCGACCCCATCTTCATCACAGATCACATTGCTAAGTTTGATGCTGTGCCTGTCGCATAGTTGGCGAATGGTGCTAACTACGGTGGTGATAGGCTGCTTACGCAGCTCGTGTATTTCCATTAACTGCAAACCATGCCACACGCAAATGACACTACGGTCTTTTCCAAGTCGTGCGATATCCGCACTTATATATTTTTCACCTTTGCTTTCTTCATCCCGGAAGCAGCGCACTAAATCATCGTATTGGTACAGGTTGTCTACGCTTTCATCGTATTCCCAGTCACCATGTAACAGCCTTCGCCTGTCTATTTCGGGCAAACGTTCTAGCGTTTCAAGATAGCTTTCAGGTAGGTGTGGGTTATCGGTAGGCAGCGATGGAATGAATGCTAGATGCTGTGGCAAACTATCCATCTTATGCGGTGCGTAGAACTCATTGTAAAGCCATCCCTTGGAAGGATTGCAAGTGAGTAGCATCTTTGGTGGCAAGTCATATTCGCGTAGCTTAAAACGAATGCGTGACTGGAGTATGTCTATCGCTCGTTTGCTAACCTGTGCCGCCTCGTCTACGTAGGCATCTGTTAATTCTAACCCGCCTAGGCTATGGAACTCCGCATCTGAAGGATAAGCGAAAAGGTCTTTGAGAATAATTTCGCTGCCATTGCTAAACGTTATAACGTGCGTTTGATTGTTGATGGTGTAATGTTCATTAGGTGCTAATCCTAACATGTGCGCTACTTCAAAGAATGTCTTGAGTGTTGTCTTCTTTAACGTATCCAACTTGCTGCGACCTATCAGACCTCGTGTACCTGGATACTTAAACCTGCGGCTTATTTGCCATGCGCATCCGATGAATGACTTACTACCTCCTGCCGCACCACCGAATAGCACCACACGTGCCGGGTGTGAATTACCCAGCACACGCAGTGCTTCATTTTGTTTCGGTAGGTACTCAATCATCTAAATGCGTATCATACAATTCATCTAAGGCATCTCTATATCTCCATAAAACTACTTTTCTATCACAATCAAGTTCATCCTCAATGGCTCTTATTATTTTTAATTCTCCATTGATTTTTTCAATTATTGTATAGTGTTCGCTGTATCTTGATAAGCGTTGCTCAATGAATATATCTTTTACAATATCCCAATTAGCTGAAGTAATTTTTTTAGTTTGTGGTACATTGAATTGTTCATGCACTGCACCATCATCAGCTGTGCGGATTAAGTCTTCAGTAATCTGATATGTAAAAAATAATATTGGCTCCAAGATTTTTAAAGGATTCATCATGTGTCAAGGATTGTAGATTAGAACGGCAAATCGCCTGTGCCTTGTGAATAGTCCACTTCGTCACGCTTAACTAATGGCTCGGACATCTTGCCCGAAAAGAACTTACCGCTCTTGCCTTCCTTTACCCATGCAGCTAAGCGCATCTTCTTTCCGTTAACCATGATTTCACCTGTGTACTGCGGCCCGTTGTTAGCCACGTTGTTGTTCTTGAATAGGGTGAACTGACCCTCTTGCATTGTGTAGTTACTCATTGTGTTTAATTATTAATTACGTT